CTCTCATCGTAGCAGCCTTCTACTTCCTCTATCAGCTTGCTAAGATACCACTGTGCTTTTTCTAAGTCCTCTGTACCGTTCTTGTAGCGATAACGCCACAGGTATTTCATAATGTTACCTTGAAGGTAATACTCGTAGCCATCTCCTGTAGCTGCACGAATAGCCTCAATGCACTCAATGCCAGCCTTGTTATAGTGTGCCGGATTGTTGACCATATCTTCTAGTTCACGCCGCTTCTTCATGTACTCCTCGTGTCTCATTACGCACTCCCTTTTGTCTTACTGCTAAAGTCTAGGTGTACTATATTGCCATCCTCACCAGTAATTACAAGGGTGTTCTCTTCTTTTTCTTCT